GGACGATTCAAATGGCACTTGAAGCAAGGGATCTTCACCATACCCCTAAAGTCCTTGGCGAAGATGTCATTGCCAATGCCAGAACTGGCTTAGGTACTAACACGACAGGTGACATGCAGGCAGGCCGCTTGGGTACGGGTGATGCGTTCTACTTAACCGTTTCAAGAGACGCCTACCAATCCTCTGAGAACTGGTTCGACAGTTCGATTCGCAGGCAGCAGGAAAGAAATCTCAGAGCGTTTAACAGCCGCCACCATTCTGGCTCCAAATACCACACTGAGCAGTACCGCAAGAAAAGCCACATCTACAGGCCCAAGACACGGACAGCCATTCGCAAAGGTGATGCCGCTGCTGCTATTGCCTTTTTCTCCACCATGGATGCAGTCAATTGCCATGCAGTTGATGATGGGAATGAGGATCAGAGGCTTGCAGCACAGATCCATTCCTACCTGCTGAACTACAGACTGGAGCATCACATACCGTGGTTCGTAACCTGTATTGGGGCCATGCAGGACAGTCAAGCACAGGGAGTGGTGTGTTCCAAGCAATCATGGCGCTATGCGACTGTTACCAATAAATTCAGAAATGTTTACGAAGACGTTGCAGGGAATGAACATACGTTCACAACGACAGAAACCAAGGTCATTGAAGACACTCCATTTGTTGAGTTAATCCCGATAGAAAACATACGCTTTGACCCTGCATCAAAGTGGTATGACCCACTGAATACCAGTCCTTACATCATAGAACTGATTCCCAGATTCGTATGGGAGATCAAGGAAATGATGGAAAAGGGTGTGTATAGGGATTTGCATATACCCCTATTGGCTGGGGCCATACAGCAGGACTGGGACTCAATCAGAAAGGCCAGAGAAGATGACCGACTCGACAAGTACGACAACAACACGATGGTTAATGACTATCAAACCGTTTGGGTACATCACACCATCGCCAAGATCAACGGTGAAGATCAAGTCTGGGATACCCTTGGTACTGAACTCATGCTGTCAGATCCCAAACCTATCGAAGAGGTATATCTCACTGGGAAACGTCCGTTCGTCTGGGGCATTTCCAACATTGAATCTCACAAGCAGTATCCTGCAAGCTCTCCAGAACTGATTCAGGGGCTTCAAGAAGAGGCTAACGACATTGCCAACTTACGTTTGGATAACGTCAAGCTGGCATTGAACAAACGCTTTCATGTCAGACGCGGAGTGGGAGTAGACATTCGCAGTCTGATCCGAAACGTGGCTGGTGGTGTGACCATGATGGAAACACCCGGTGAGGACGTGAAGGTTCAAGAGACAAACGATGTCACCGCATCCAGCTACCGTGAGCAGGACGTTCTGAATCTGGACATTGATGGGATTCTGGGTAATTTTGATCCGGGTAGCGTCCAGTCAAACAGGCAGATGAATGAGACTGTTGGTGGCATGGAGATGCTCCAGTCTGGCACCAATGAGGTCAAAGAGTTTTCGATTCGCACCTTCGCAGAGACATGGGTTAAGCCAGTTTTGGAGCAATTGGTGGATTTAGAGGCTGTCTATGAGACTGACGAAGTGCTGTTACAGGTAGCGGGCAGCCAACTCGATAATCCAGAGAACCAACAGGCAGGACAGGCACAGACGCAAGTGCCGCCGCAAGTACCCCCCACCGGTCAGCCAGCGGCTCCGGGGCAGCCGCCACAAGGTGGGCCGCCGCAACCGGGGCAGCCACCACAACAGCCCCCAGAGCCGAAACAGGATAGGAGTATTGAACGTGTTCTCCAACTCATGGGTGAGCGTGTGAAGGTACAAGTCAATGTAGGCTTCAACAGTACCAGTCCTGAGAAACGGATTCAAAAGTTAGGACTGGGAATGGGAATCATTGCCAAGTTCTTTCCAAGATTGATGATGCAAGCGGATCAGGGAGAGTTTGTTACTGAGATCATGGGAGCGATTGGGCACCGTGACGGTAAGAGATTCTTTCCGTCACTCGCAGAGGAAAAGAATCCAGAAGTTGAGGCTCTGGAAGAGCAGTTGCAGGAGATGCAGAAGGTTATTGAGCAGAAACAGATTGAAGTCCAAGGTAAAGTACAGGTGGCCACGATTGGCGCTGAGTCCAAGATGGCTGCAGAAAAGATTAAGGCGCAGGTTGCAGTCTGGAAGGTTCAGTTCCAAGGGAATATGGATCAAGTAGTTGTCAAGATGAAGCAGGAAATTGACAACTTGACCTACATGATCAGTCAAGAAACAGAGACGCGAAAACTCAAAGAGTTCTACTTGCAGCGTGAGGCTCTGTCACACCAGATCCAAGAGGCTGATAGACGCTTTGCTCTTGACTCCAGAGGCGCTGACCTTGATCTGTTGAAAACCTTGCCGCCACCAATGGATACAGGGGGTAACGGTGCGACTGAGCCTTTTGATCTGCCGGGGAAAGATAAGGCTGGTACTATTGGACGAGATAAATACGGAGTCATTCCCGGCGCAGCACAATAAAAATAATGGCAGACAATGACGTTGAAAACCCATTAGAAGGTCTTGACGACGAAACTCTTCTCCGCGAACTAAAAGCTAACAACCCAGAAGAGTTAGCGGAAGAAGCTGATCTATTCTCCCTTGGGGAGAAGATGAAACAGTGGATCGAAGAGGATGAGATTGGCAAGTACATATACAATCGGATCAACATGATGGTGGTGGATGAATCATCCCGGTTGTTTGCAGAACAGAGACCAGACACTGATGAGGCTTTCAAAGCCCATTTTCAGATAAAAATAGCTCAGGCTATGCTGAATTTGATACAGGAAGCTGTCGAGCGCGGGCGGGCAGCTGAAGAACTACTAACAACAGCCGACGAAATGGACACGGAGATAGAGCCATGAGTACGCCCGCAGACAAATTACACACTCAGCCAGAGATTGACGAAACCACGGCAGGTGCCGCTGTAGCTCCCGGTGAGCCATCACCTGAAAGCCCTGCCGATATGCCTGTCCGAGATCCACAGGATCTGGATCCGGGTACGCCTGAGACGATCAAGCCTGAAGACGTGGATCATGACTTCGATGCTCCCGGTAAGTCCCGCGATGACATCTACAAACATGCTCAGGATCTGCGCACCAAAGAAGTTGGTCCGGACATTGATGCATTAGATCCGGCGCAACAGGCTCAGATCAGGGCTGCGGAAGCAATAGCTCAGGGGAGAGATCCGGAAGAGTTGGAAACAGAACAGCGTGATGCTTTAGCAACCGCAATGGAAGCTGAAGCTGCTGGTGAGCCAGCCCCTGTCGAAACTGTTGGCCTTGTCGCTGCGCCTGTGCTTGACACAGCCGGTGAAAAGACTACTCTGATCGTGTACGGGCAGCCTGTTGAGGTAACGCCCCATCAGATCGAAGAAGCTGGTGGGTCAGAAGCGTTACAGAAACAGCTTGGGGCTGCGATGAAGTTTTCTCGCCTTGCCACCTACGAGGCGCAATTGCGGGAACTTGATCGTAACCTTACCAATCGAGAGCAGATGCTGTCCACCGCTCCGCCGAGACAGGTAACGGAGCAGCCTCAGCCACCGCAAGGCGCTGAGGCCGAGATGACGGACGAAGAACTGGATGCTCTGACGAAAGAATTTTCGGATGGCATCTTTTCTGGCACTGAGGAAGAAGCTCAGGTAAAAGTCAGAAGCGTCCTCTCCAAAGTTGTGCGCGGGCGCGGTCCAGCCGCCACCCCGACTACGGAGCAATTGGTTGGAGAGACTGTAGCTGAGTTACAGCGATCCGGCTTTATCAGAGCGCCTGATAACCCTGCTGAAACGGCTCGCCTAGAGGCGAACACGATGTACCGGGCGGATTACCCGGAATTGCAACAGGACATTGATCCCGTTGCCTTTCGGACGGTCCAAGCGGAAATTGCCGAAGTTACCAGAAGTCCGGTAATGACGGGAAGGCCGCTGGTAGAGGTTGTCAGAATGGCAGCTGAACGGGTGAAGAAGCGATTTGCTGGCACATCCGTTGAATCCTTGGATTTCACGATGGACAAATCGGAGATCGAGGCAGCTGAACAGCCAGACCTTCAGACTACTGGAGTCAGAGGTCGGCTGATTCTCAAAGAGCGCACTGTGTTGCCTCCGTCGCAAGCTGGTGTTCGTAACCAGCCACCACCTGCAGCCCCTCCGGGTCAAAGCAATAAGGCTTATATCAATCAGCTGCGTAAAAACAGTGGACAAGCAGCTAATTGAGATGGGCAAATCAGGAGAAAGCCTGTGGCTGGACAACTTTGGAGCGTTAATGCATTAGGCGGGTTCATGTACGCCGATGAATTGACGAATATCCTGCGAACGGCTTTGCAGCCAATCGTTCGGTTTCGTCAGTTTTGCGATGCCAAGGACGCAACAGATAAAGGGCTGGGTCGAGGAAATCTCTTCAACTGGAATGTGTACTCCGATGTAGCAACCGGGGGAGACACTCTGGACGAGATGGACACGATGCCAGAGACGAACTTCACTATCACTCAGGGCCAACTGACCATTACCGAGTATGGTAATTCAGTGCCGTTCTCCGAGAAACTGGATGACCTGTCGAAACAGCCAGTCTCAGAGATCATCCATAAAGTCCTGAAAAACGATGCCAAAAAGACTCTGGACGGTGCGGCTCACGCACAGTTCAATGCCACCAGTTTGCAGGCAGAGCCGCTGACGGGAACGGATGCGGTAGCTGTAACCATTCTGGACACTGGCACAGCTGGCATTGCGAACAACATTGCGCTCAGCAATGATCACATCAAAGCCATTGTGGATGGCATGAAGGAACGTAATATCCCGCCCTACGCGGACGACGATTATTACGCTGTTGCATGGCCCACCACTTACCGTGGTTTCAAGAACACGCTGGAGAGTATTCACCAGTATGTGGAAACCGGCTTTGCGAAGATCATGAACGGCGAGATCGGTCGGTATGAGGGTGTACGTTTCATCGAGCAGACTCATGTAGCGAAGGGTGGAGCAGAAGACAGCGCCACTTGGACCTACCGAATCGCTGATGCATGGAACAATGCACTGTCCGACTGGATGTTCGTGCTGGGTGAGGACACGGTAGCCGAGGCTCTGGCGATTCCAGAAGAGATCCGAGGCAAGATCCCGACTGATTTCGGGCGGTCAAGGGGTGTCGCTTGGTACTACTTGGGAGGGTTTGGTCTGATCCATTCCGGCTCAGGTAACTCTGAGCAGAGAGTCCTGAAGTGGGAGTCAACAGTATGACCGGTTCACATTACGACAATCCGTTGCGAATCAGCTACACCTTTGCCGGTGTGGATTTCGCCAGTGTAACTGCGGTCAAGGAAGTCGCCGTCCCACCCGGCAAGACGATGGCTCGCATTGATTCTGTTAGTGGGGCCGTGTCGGAAGTGTTCGCATGTGACCAGACAGAAGCTCAGTACGTTTGCGGCATCACTGGAACCGATGTGGACAAGTTCATGCAGCTGAAGATACCAGATGCTACAGCGGTGGATACCCACTTCAATGAGGCTATAGATGCGGGAGCGTTCACTGACTCGGTGAATGGCGCGGCTGATCCTTATGGTGGGGCCAATGTCATTAACGTGGGGGCACAGGGCGAAGATATTACGTCTCTGGATTTCCTGCCTATCGCTGGTGTCGATGCTGGCACAGAGACTGGCATTGCCGATATGACAGTCGTTATTTCATGGTGGTAGGCCAAGAGAGGTAAAAATCATGGCGAAGTACAACAACGGTGAATACGGCTCTGGCAAGAGAAGCCATGCACAGGATGACAGCGGGATCAAAGCTGGTCTGACCGAGAAAGCGAAGATCACGGAATCCCCTGAGCAGCTTGGGCAACATGCTGTTGGCATGAACCAAAAGCCGGGGGCGAACCCCAAAAAGAAGATTGCGGGCGGCCACATTTGCTGGTAGCTGGTCCACTGGGAACGGCGGGAGCAATCCCGCCTGCCCCTTTTTAGGAGAAGGCTATGCACAAGCGTCAGCCGACGAAGTACGATCCTGCTGATGATCGTCACTGTCTAGGTGATGGCTCAGACGCAGAGAAGAGCGAGTACGATTCCATGCCGTTCGCCTATACGGAGTACGGTATGCGGTATCTCCCACCTGATTCTATGGTGGCAGAGGGGAATGACTCTCTGAAAAAGCGTAGACCCAAGGCAGATATGTCGCCTGAGAATGGTGGTGGCAGTCTTGAGTACGGTCAGTCATTTAGGGTTAAGATGGCAGGACAAGCCACAGATCCTGATATGGAGGACTATTGATGCTGATTACACTCGATAAAAATAAGCCGTATCAAACGGTATACGGAGCATCCCCTTGTCGTTTCAAGCAAGAGGGCAGGTTCTTTGATGGACCCGGCAATGAAATGACTGAGAAACAAACGCAGATGTCTAACTCAGACTACATTGCGTTTCGTGACAAGGGTAAAGAACCCGAAGATGCTCCTGTTGTTGATGTCATTGCGGAACTGAATGAAAAGGATCCAAATGCAGCACCCGGAGACGAGGGACCGGCACCACCAAAGATGATTGGCAAAGGTACTCGTTTGGATTACGAGGTATTGCTTCAACGATACACTTCACACGCTCTCAAGAAAGTGCTACTCAAAGAGGGCTTGGAGCCAATTACGGGAGTCGGCTCTACGGCGCAGAACATTGCGCTGCTGCTGGATCATAAATTCCCCGAAGGGGAATAGTGATGGGGCAGCTGCGTGAACTACCTAGAATTAGTCCAAGAGCTTGTTGAAGAACTAGGAATCGGCGGGGCCGATTCAGGTAGCGGCACTCCAGAATCCGTACTAAACCAAGTCGGTCCATTGGGCCGTGCTGTCCGTTGGATAGCGCAGGGCAACAACCACATCAATCTGATGTGGCGAGATTGGAAGTTTCTTTCCACGGACTATTCTGAAACGCTGGTCATAGGAAGCCGTAACTGGCCTGCGCATAGTGGCTCAGAAACGATACGTCAATGGGACCGTACATCTATTTGGCTGGATAAAAACACTAACGATGCCAAGGAATTGAGATGGATGGACTGGACAGCCTTCAGGCGAAGGCATGATCCGGGGTCTCACACTATCAATAGCTCGCCAGCTTTTTACTCGATCAAACCAGACAACAGCATCATTCTGGATAACCCTCCAGACAAGGCTTACGCAGCTACGGCTGAGTTTTGGAAGCGAGTTATTTTACTGCAATCAAACAATGACACACCAGACATGCCGGAAGAGTACCACCGGCTTATCGTTGTGACCGCTGGGATGATGTACGGAAACAAAGAGGGCGCGTCAGAAGTTATTTCTGGTATGGGCTCTGAATACAACGTCTTACTCCAAGAGTTACAGTCTGATCAAGCTCCCGGTTTTGGTCCAGATACTATGTCTGCTGAAGATTTCCCGCTTGAAGTCATGATCCCCGGTGAGTGGGACGGGATAGACAGTGCCTTCTAGGACTAACATGGTTCATGTTCGTCAGGCTAGAGGTCTTGGCAAACTTGGTGTACCAACCACACAGGAATTCTGGCAGTTCGATGGTGGGCTCAATGTTGTTGACTCAGAGTTGGTCATCAAATCCGGGTTCTGCTCATCGTGCCGAAACTACGAGATGGGTGTCGAGGGTGGTTACGAACGGGTAGCTGGCTTTGAGAAGTTCGATGGTGTTGGAACCGGGACCATTGATTACTGGCTAGTCCCATTCGGTGCTGCAGTACGACCAGATCCATTCCCTGTCCCTGATGATGTTTTGGATGGTGTCACCAGTGGCGCGAGCGGAATAGTTTTGGCTATGGATGAGACATTCGGATACGCGACGAATGAATCGTTACGTTCTGAGGAACTGACCAATAGTTATCACCGAGATCATGACAGTGACATCGTAAGCACCGGTCGGCTGCAGAATGCAGACGCTCAAGACATCCCTCAGATTCTTTTGTGGGGTTGGAAGAATAATAAATCCTCTGACAATCTCTGTCAGATGGGAATCACCACAGGCAGTAGGCTAACGACATCAGTTGGTGAACGGTTTACATGGGATTTCTATATCCGTGGTGGTGTTGCTGGTGGTACATGGATTTCAGGTGGTGGAACCATAGGGGTACGAATCACAGACCTACAGGCAAGTGCAAGGTTTGAGAGCAAGGAAGGTGGGGCTGATGTACCTGTAGATATGCTGATTGATCTCAGTACGGGAACACAGATATTTGATAGCAACCATATAACTGATGATGGTATTGACCAATTTAAGATAACTGATCTAGGCGATGAGATTGACGGTTATCGGATGTACCACATCCAGATATACACACAGCCAGTAGCATCAGGTTCTGGAGCAGGATCTCTTTCGTTCTTTGTAGAGATGATGGCCAAAGGTGGTAGTGAAATCTGGAGGGACCAGACCAATATAAATGATCATAATTTCCAATACGACCTTGGTGGCTTTGTACTCGCAAGGGATCCAAGCCAACCATTTCATGGTTATGGTTTGACAAGTAGTTCAACAAATGAATGCTACAGCGGCAATGTTGTTGTCGGTCAGTTGACAGGTCAATTCCAGAACCCAGTCACTCTTGGAGAGGAGGATCTGAATCTCAATTCAGTGGCATTCGCTGCCAATAAGAACATAGGACTGATCAATGCAGAGGCTGACCCTGTACTACATGCTTCTTATGCTGCTTTATCTGCTGCATTAGAACAGGCTGCCATCGGTGCTGTACCGGGGGCTGGTGCAATTCTCGGTGTTTGGATCTACAAGGGGGTGATCTACGCTTTCCGCAATAACGTAGGTGAGACTGAAGCAGTCATGCATAAGTCCACTGTGAGTGGATGGCTTGCTGTTACTTTGAATCAGACTGTCACCTTTGATGCTGGGGATACCCTATCTGCCTCTCCATTGGATGGAACTGATATAGATGTACCGTCCAGTACCGGGACAGCCACAGTTGAACGAACGATATTAACCAGTGGCACATGTGGAGTTGATGCAGCAGGTTACATGGTTCTGAGTAGTGTCACCGGATCGTGGCCTAATAATGCACGGATAGATGTCGTTGCCGGGTCTGTTCGTATCGGTGATGTGGCTGGGGTAAGTGAACCGGTGACTCCTACCTTGTTACCCGGTGGCAAGTACGAGTTTCGTAGCTATAACTTCTTTGGTCATGCAGATTCATTCCGTATGTACGGTGTGGATGGTGTCAACAAAGCATTTGAGTTTGACGATACTGATTCAGGTGGCAG